TGAACAGAAGGATAATAGCTAAAACAATTCCAGAGCTGTAATTCATCAAGTCGTCTTGTGGGCACGTCGGATGGTTTAAGTCCCTTTTGAATAAACGCGCTAATTGGTAAGCGATAAAATATTGCACCATTTTCCATGATAGCATGAAAAAGTATAGCCCTTCCAGTAATAGCTGATAGACCAAAGATAATACAGTCTTCAACTTCGCCATGATGTTTTTGTAAATCATAAAGATACTCTCTTTTTATTTGAGCATAAGTTGGTGGTATGTTTGCATTTAAGTAAGCCATGTTTTAATATTATCATCAAAGTCTTTATAGTCTATTGTAATTTCGTCACCTATTTTAATATTTTTTAAGGCAATTCCCTCATCATCAACAGAAGGATCATCGCTGTGATTTAAATATTTTTCGTTGTCTAATCCTAAAACTAGAATACCTGAGCCTAGTTTTCTTTCATGTGCATGAGTATCTATTAATTTTGCTAAAGCCAAAGGCATTGATGGTAATTTACTTTTATTAAACTCCATTTCAAACTCTGGTCTTTCTTCTTTTATTTGTTTTCCCTTATTTACATTTTCATTTGAAAAAACCCCTACACCATGTATTTTACTTTTGTCTAAGTAAGTATCTATCAAAAACATTATTTAACACTTCCCCAGTTTGGACCAGATTCATAGTCTACCTTATTAGGTATCTTCAAGTCAACTGCGTTTTCCATCACATCTTTTATTTTTGCAGCTTCTAAATCATTAACAACAGATATATCTAATTCATCATGAACTTGTATGTGTGGTGTAATACCTTCTTTATATAATTCTAACATAGCTTTCTTTGTCATGTCAGCGGCAGAACCCTGGATTAATTTATTTAATGCTTTATAAGTGAAAGCTCTACGAGTTGGATTGTTATGCCAATAATTTTTTTTAGGATTACCATCTTTGTCTTTTAATATTTCATCTTCATCATTTTTTAAATATGGTCCCATCTTTTGTAAGTCTTGCATACGTTCTTCATCTTCAGCTGGAATATATTTACCCCAGTCTGATCCACGAAGAATAGGTTCGTATTTAGGAAATCTACATCTTCTACCTAACAAAGTTTTTATCTGACCTTTTTTAGATCCAGCTTTCATCACTTCATTCATTAATTGTTTCACGAACGGAACTTTAGTGTGGTATTTATCAAATAATTCTTCTGCTTTGAATTTAGATACACCTAGTTCTGCTTGTAATTTAGCTTTACCCATACCATAAAAAAGACCCAAATTAATTACCTTTGCTTGTGAACGTGGAATTTCTGCCATTTCTGCTACGATTTTGTGAAAGTCGGTCGACGCGTCAGTGTCGTATGAATCTGCAATTGTATTTACAGAGGGTAAACCATAACGTAATGCATAGTGTGCTACAAGTCTTGGTTCCTGTTGCGAGTAGTCAAAACAACCCCACTTCATTCCTTGTTCAGGTATAAATAAACTTCTAATCATTGGACCTAATACAGGATCACGCGCTGGTATTTGTTGTAGGTTTGGATTAGAATAACTAAATCTACCTGTGATAGTTCCACCATCATCAGATCTAATTTGATTTATCTCTGCATGAATTCTACCTTTATGCTCATGTTTTAATATAGTGTCTATAAATGTTGTATTTACTTTATTAATCTTTCTTGCCTCTGCTATCTTTTGTATGATAGGATGCTGATGATTGGAAAGGAAATTTTTAGTAAATGAAGGTTCATTGGATTTTGCTGTACGTTCGTAAGATAAATTTAATTTTTGGAAAACTTTTTCGATTGATCTTGCTGCCCATATTTGAGTATCTATTCCTGTTTGTTTTTGAATTTCTCGCAATAACAGCTGCTCTTGTCCTATCAATTCCTTACGCAATTCGTAAGCTCGTTGAGTGTCTACGCGAACACCTAAGAAACGCATATCCACAAGACAAGGAAAAAGATCCGTTTCAAGATTAAAAATTTCTTGTAGATCATTTTCAATTAATAATTTTTTTACATGTTGCCAAAGTTTAAAAGTTAACTCAGCATCTTTTTCAGCGTATGCTCCTACTTCATGTGCGGGTAATCTCCACATGTCAGCTTTTGCGTCTAGTCCTCTTGATTTAGCAGCTTCATTTAATGCACGTTCATTTTTACCTTCATTTAAAAAATGCCAAGACAAAGTATTAAGTGTGTAAGAGAATCTATTTTCATCTAACAAAGAAGATGCAATCATTGTATCCACTATTAAACCATTGATATTTAAACCTAAACTACGTATCCAACATATGTCGTACATTGCATTATGAAATATTTTTGTAGCTGGACATTCTAAAATATCTTTAAACCATTCTAGAGTTTTGTCCCTGTTCATATTAGGTCCTTCTTGATGAGCGATTGGAAAATACCAAGTGTCATTATAAGTGGCCACGGATATACCTACGATTTCACCATTGCCTATAACTGCACCCGAGCCTTTTGATTTTAAATCTGGATCTCTTGTTTCTAAGTCTATAGCAATCTCATCATACGATCTAAGATCTGGATACTCTGTAGGTTGAACCCACTCTGTTTGTGGTAATATCATTTATTTTTCATATCTTTTATTTTTTTTAATTCTAGTTGGCAGTAGTGCATTATTTTTTTAATATCTTCTGCTCCACCTTTACGCTGATATCTACAAACGTATTTTATAACGTTCCCTTGGAAAAACGATAAATCGTTTTTTGAAATAAACTCGTAAGGTTGAATGAGAAACTTAGTGTAATGATTCCCGCCGACCTGAGTATATTGTGGAAACGCTTCATCAAATAGTTTTTTATCTGTCATAGTTGATACTCCCTTAATTTCTTTTTTGCTCTCAGTTTATATAAATTATTTCTTGCTCTCGTGATCCCGACATACCACACTCTATGCTCTTCATCTTGTTTGTCAACACTTGATTTAATTCCTTGCTGAACGGTACGACCCTGGTGCAAAGATAAAATTACGTTATCTTCTTCACCACCTTTTATTGCATGAATAGTCGACAACCATATTCTTGCTTTGTCTTTTAAGTTTTCTTTTGATGCAATTAAATTTCTTAAATATAAAATTTCTTTTTGATCTGCTACAAATTTATCATACCAGGGAACTTTAACATCCCAATCTGCATTTGGTATGTATTCTTTTACTGCACTTACTTCTTTATCATCTAATAACTCACTCGTGGTCCATTTAGTGTATGCAACTGCAGCTTCATACATGCCAACTTTAAAACTTTTACCTTTATTACTTTGATAATAAAAATTTTTACGTTTTAAATCTTTCATAATATCTAACAAGTTACTTTTAGTTCTTGTAAGAATAAGCCATTTACCTTTTGTTAAATCAACTTGGTTAAGATCTGATATGTAATGTGATTCACCTTCATATTCTCTTGGGTAATATTTTTTTAATTTTCTAATTCCAATAATATTATTGATAGGTTTAGTGGATTCTTCTTGCACTGATTTAGATACACGTCTTGATCTTCTTAAAACAATCTCTCTTGCAGGTTCTTTTACAAATCTGTTTACATCAGCTCCAGCCCACGCATAAATAGCTTGATCATCATCACCAGCTAGATACATTTGTTCACAATGATATTTTAATTTATCATATAGTTGCCATTGCAATGGTGATAAATCCTGAGCCTCATCAATAAATATAGCTTTGAATAATGGTATCTTATCAGAGTTTAACACAGCTTTTACAATGTCATTAAAATCAAAAAGATTATTTTTTTCTTTGTATATTTGAAGATTCTTATAAATATGATTTAATGTATCAAAGTCATTAACTTGTTTTTTATCATGTTCGTTTAAATCAAATTCTTGTCTTATTGTTATATCTTTGTTTATTGATCTTTGTATCATTTGAAAGTATGGGTTATTACAAGTTAAAAAGTGTGTCTCTTCTTCGTTATACTTATCTGTGAATGATACTCTAACATTTAATTTTTTACCTAAATCCTCGTAGTGATATGGTTGCATAATATCCTCCTCACTTAATCCAAGTAAATGATAACAGAACGCATGTATAGTTTGAAAATATGGAACTTCTTTTTCAGATACATTAATTCTTTTACGTGCTTCTTCTGCAGCTTTTCTGGTAAATGCAAAATAACCTATTTTATGTAAAGGCACACCTATACGTTCGTATGCTTTTACACGTCTAATTAATCTAAACGTCTTACCTGTTCCAGGTGGTCCGTAGATTTTATTGATCTTTTCCATTGGCTTTCTTAAACCCATCTTTGAGTGAGCCAGTCCAGCCATATGATCCGTGATGCGTTGTTTTTCCATCTACTACTCCATAAAATTTAAAACCTGATTTTTTAATTAAGTTACAAAAATTAACATCTTCACCCCACCATGTTCCATCTTTTGTAAAAGTTGTGTCCCAAAAATTATAAAAATATGAATTTGCTTTTTCAGATATTATTTCTTTTTGTTTTATTTTAAGATGTGGATTATCTTTAATTAGTTTTTCATAAACCTTCCTGTGAATTAATGTTAAACCTGCAGGTCCAGCTTTTAGTTCTACAATGCCTTTTTGATCTATTTGAATATTCATTGGGTCCTCAAATTCTACAGAAAATTTAACCACATTGTCTTGTGTTTTTTTTCTGTAAGGAACACAAATTGCATCTTTTTCAGATAAAATCATACGACCTACAACATCAGGTTCAAATTCTAAATCTGCATCTACAAACAATTGATAATCAAAACCTGATTCTAAAAACATTGCAGTCAATACGTTTCTTCCATAACCAACGTAAGGACATTTAAATGTTCCTATCTCTGCCGGTATTTTTGCAAGCGTAAATTTATTAAATAATTTTACCAACGATAGACAAGTTGATACTTGCATTAAATCATACGTTGGCATTGATATATAAATCTTAGGTGGCTTCTTCATACTATGTTCTCCTTATCTTCTATTTCTATTATTTCTTCTGGTGTTTCTTCTTTTTCTAAACCTTCTTTTGGAAGTTTTAAAACTCTTAATGGTGGAAACGACTCTTCGTTATCACCTTTTGGAAATCTTTTTTGATGATCAAAGTCACCTTTAAAATATTGTTTAATCATGGTTGCCGTTCTTGATCTTTCTTGAGTCCAATCCCCACGTTTTAATTCATCATAAAATTTATCGTATATAAAATAAAAATGTTTATCCTCATGTAATACAGAGCCGCTTTTAAATGCTGCATACGAGCTTGCCCTTGGTCCATTAACATATGTGAATAATTCTTTTTTCAACATGTCTATAGGGTTCGTACCTGCAGGTGGTTGAATAGTTTCCATGGTTGCCCACAATCCATTTAATATATTCTGATATTCTTTTTCTTTAATAGTAGGTGGATATGTTGTTGTGTGATCTGCGATTAAGCTACGCATTTGTTTCATTTCATTAAATTGTTTTATACTTTTAGCGTGCACCTGAACAATTTTATCTGCAGCAACCTCAACATTAAAAAAATATTCATGATCAGGTTTGTAAGTTATCCTAATTAAACCTGATACTGATGGCCATTGAGAATCAAAGTGACCACCAATACCAAATTTTCTTTTTAAGCATGTTCCCCTTGCGCAGTAAGATGATATTGGTAAATCATTACATTTAAAACCTGCTGTGTCTTTTTTCCAATATTTAATTTTTTCTTCTACTTTACCATCACCCCATATCTCATCATACAAAATATAATTTCTAGCCGCTTGTAATACTTTCTTTTCCCAGTTTTCGCTAAATTTCTTTTTAGCAAACACCATGTAATTATATAAAAATCTATCTCTTTCATCTTTTAATTTGGTTCCTGATTCCTGTATCTCTTTGCAGATCATCTGTAAACATGGAGGGCCATCACTAAATTCTTCAGGTCCACCAGTCAATACCTCTTTTATTTTTTTATTACTAACATCTTGTAAACTTTCTTTTGTTTGTAGGTTAGCTTCAATAACTTTTAAAAAATAATCTAAATCCATTTTACTTCCATCAGGTTTATAAGCTCTTCGTTCGTTACCATTAAAATATGGAAGATTAATAAAACTACCCGTGGTTCTCTCTCCATTTTGATTTTTACCAAGAGCAGTTTGTTTAGGAAATATTTCTGTCTTTGCAGGCAACCCAAATAAAAATAATAGATTAGATAAAAATTCTCTAATTAAAGATGCAGGTACTTTCTCTTTTGTAAATACGTAAATGTGAAGTCCACCACTTTTAGATTCGATTGGAATTACAGGTAAATTTTTTGTATCGATAACTTTTAAATATTTTTGTAAATCAAATTTTTCATAATCATCAGGGTCAACATCAATAGCACCAAAGCTAGCCATGCTTTCATCATCGCACGCTTGAAGACCGATGGACTTTTGTCCTTTTAAATGATCTTCATAATCTTTTTCTGTAATAGGTCTTTTAGCCCAACCATAATCGCCGGGATCAAATTTAAGTTTGTTTGTTTTAGGATCGTGATATCCGTTCTTAACATTACAAAAACCAAAATCTCTTTTTAAACCTGTAAAATATTTTTCAAAATCTTTCATAAATGTAAAGGGCGCTTCCACGCTAGCTTCAGCGCCCTAGTTGCAACGATTCCCATCGGGAATTAGACTATGTCTCCAGTATTTTTAGGCGCATCGTATTTTGGTTTTGCTGCACCTTTGGAAACTGTTTGTTGAAGTTGTTGTGCAACTTCGTACAATCCAGCATCTTCTTTTTTACTGACATCAAGATTTCTAACTCTTGATGGTTTGTAGACATGCCAGCTTTTACTACCTGCTGTTTTACCAACGGTTTTTAAATTATAAACCGCTGAGTATGCAGCTGGATTAAAAGAGCCTTCTGCATCTGTGAATCTAAGATTCTTAATCAGATTGTTTAGCTCTCTTGCTGGTGTAAGATTAGAAGATCGCATAGCAATAACCGCTGGTCTTGCTTCACCTTCGACCAATGCTAATACATAGAAGTATGCAGTTTTCTCCACATAGTTTCCATTAGGTAATCTATATCTACCATTCTTCTCTTCAACACCATCCGCTGGAATCTCTAAATGAGTTCCGACTGGAGCAGAAGCACTATCGCCTCTCTCCTGCCACTCCGGATATCTAGTTTGAGAATGTGCAATGATCACGTCAAGGCCTTCGTTACCATCAATAAGTTGCGTGAAGCCTGCTGCATATATCATGCCCGGCTTAGCACCCTTAACATATTTTGCATCTCTTTCATTACACTCAGGTGAAAGTTGATGAAGAATTTTTAAAATCGGTGTTGATACATCATCCGATTTAATTTCTTCTGCACCTTTACCAGAGTCACCTCTGAGATTGATAGTTGCAAGTGATCCTGCACTATTCTTTTTTACTACTTCTTTATCCATATTTACTCCTTTAATGTTTGTTAGTT